TGAATGTGACTGGAGTTCAGACGTGTGCTCTTCCGATCTACGCATTACGGAGGGCGAGCGAATGACACCAAAGCCCCCGAAAATCGGCGTAACCGTACTAACAATTTCGCGTGTCGACGGCTACGGCGTCTGGCGGAAGCTCCGGCCGCGCAATCGGTCGATCGATCGACTGCTGAAAGTCCTGCGATACGGTGCACAGCGTGGACACTGGCTTGACTGGCGGATTGTGCTTTTTGATGAGGTGAGCAGATGACCCCGCGTGACGAATTGTTGGACTTGGCGATTGCCGCTCATGACCGATTGATGCAATTGATAACGTCGCTCAGTGAGCAGCAGAAGGAACAAGCATGACCCCCGACGAAATCGAAGGTTTGCGAAAAATTCTCGCTCCATATTCGGAGGAAGATCGGCTGATCTTTGCCCGTGCAGCCGCGGAGTTCCTGCGCCTTCATGACGCGCTCGAGCGGCTCTATGCGATGACCCCCAACGACGTGCAACGCGAGGCGGATTTTCTCGACGTGCGGCCTGGGCTGCTGGCACACACAGTCGAGCAGATTGAGCGGAGGTTTTTGAGATGACCCCATACCACGAATCAGACTCGTGACCGACCCGCCCTACGGCCTGTCGTTCATGGGCAAGCGCTGGGACTACGACGTGCCGAGCGTGGCCATCTGGCAGCAATGCCTGCGGGTGCTGAAGCCCGGCGGTCATCTGCTCGCCTTCGCCGGGACCCGCACCCAGCACCGGATGGCTGTCAGGATCGAGGACGCCGGCTTCGAGATCCGGGACATGATCGCCTGGGTTTATGGCTCCGGATTCCCGAAATCACTAGACGTGTCGAAGGCGATTGATCGGATGGACGCCAGCGAAGAGCAGGAAAAACGCCGCCTACGCTTCACTTCATGGATTCGATCTCAGGGCGTCACCTCAAGACAGATTGACGAAGCGACCGGGACAAACATGGGCGGGCATTACACCACCGCTTCAAGTCAGCCCGCAATAATGACAAGGGAGCACCTGGAAGCATGCCGCCATCTGTTCCAGAACGTCCCCGAATGGGTGGAAATTGAAACAAACGTCCGAAGCATCGAAAGCCAAAACATGGCCAATCGGCATGTAATTGGATCCAAACCGTCGAGTCTTGGAGGAACAGTTGCGGCAGGTGATAGAAATCAGGAAATGATTCAAAGCCACAAAAACAAAATTGTACCCATCACCGCCCCCGCCACCGACGCCGCCCGCCAATGGTCCGGCTGGGGAACCGCGCTCAAGCCTGCGCTGGAGCCGATCACCATGGCCCGGAAGCCGCTGGCCGGCACCGTGGCAGAGAACGTGCTGGAGCATGGCACGGGGGCGCTGAATATCGACGGGTGCCGGGTGGGTGACGAGGTGCGCGTGGCGTCCTTCACTTCGCTCGCCGCCTGCCACGGCAACGCGCTGGGCGCTCCGGGCACAGCCGAGGCAAGGCGCGGCACGCAGAGCGAGCCGAAAGAGTATGTCGGCCGCTGGCCCGCCAACCTCATCCACGACGGCAGCGACGAAGCCACCGCACCGCTGGGCAATGCCGCTCGGTTTTTCTATTGCGCGAAGGCGAGCAAGGACGACCGGGAGTCCGACAACAACCACCCGACCGTCAAGCCGACCACCCTGATGGCCTACCTCTGCCGGCTGGTGACGCCACCCGGAGGCACCGTGCTGGATCCATTCATGGGATCCGGATCAACCGGAAAGGCGGCCACCGTGAACGGCTTCCGATTCATCGGCATCGAACGGGATCCTGCCTATCACAAGATCGCCCAGGCCAGAATCTCCAACCAACACGAAGGGCGCCTTCTATGATCCTGACCGACCTGCAGCGCAGCCTGCTCGACTACCGCCGCAGCCTCTACCGCCCGACCCCGCAGCAGACGGTGGTCGAATGGTCCGAGGCCAACCTCAAGCTGACGGCGCGGCAGACCGAGCACCCGGGGCCGTTCTCCACCTCGGTGCGCCCCTACACCCGGGAGCCGATGGAGGACTGGAAGAACCCGTCGGTCTCCGAGGTGACGCTGTGCTGGGGCTCGCAGACCTCGAAGACCACGACTTTGATGGCCGGCCTGGCCTGGCTGATCGCCAACGAGCCGAGCCCGGCCTTGTGGCTGATGCCATCGGAGAACCTCGCCCGCAGCTTCTCCAAGTCCCGCTGGATGCCGATGCTCGAGGACAGCCCGGCCATGCTCGAGTGCTTCCCGGCCGAGTCTGATAAAATCACCAACCTCGAGCAAAACTTCACCCGGTCGACCCTGACCTTTGTCGGATCCAACAGCCCGGCCAACCTTGCTAGTCGCCCGGTGCGGGTGCTGATCGCCGACGAGGTGGACAAGTTCGCCGAGGCCACGGCCAAGGAGGCCGACGCGCTCGACCTGGCCGAGCAGCGCCTCAAGTCGTTCTCCAGCTCGAAGGCCTTCATGACTTCGACGCCCACCGTGGTCGAGGGCCGGATCTGGCAGCGCTTCCTCCGCGGCGACCAGCGCCGTTTCTACATCCCGTGCCCCCATTGCAAGGAGCCAATCAAGCTGCTCTGGCCGCAGGTGACCTGGGAGGACACCCGCACCGATGACGGCAAGCCCGACCTGGCCAAGATCCGGGCCTCGGCCCACTACGTCTGCCAGCTCTGCCAGGGGCGCATCACCGACGCGCACAAGGTGGCCGCCCTGCGCCACGGGCAATGGATCCCGGAGAACAGCGGGGCGCTGCCTGGCGTCCGGTCCTACCACCTGTCCAGCCTCTACAGCCCGGACCGGAAATGCACCTGGGGGCATCTGGCGGTCTCCTTCCTCGAGGCCAAGGCCTCCATGGCCGGCCTCCAGGGCTTCATCAACGGAACGTTGGCGGAGCCCTGGGAGCAGCAGGACGTCCAGCAGGACCGGACCGAGACCGCTCAGATCGTCCGGGTGGACGGCGGGCGCCGTTACCTGACCGCGGACGTGCAGGCGGTGGCGCCGTTCCTCTGGTGGGTTTGCCGGGAATGGAAGGATGGGCACAGCACCCTGGTGGCCGCCGGCCATGCCGACGACTTCGCCGCCCTCCGGCGGGTGCAGGTGAAGCTCGAGGTGCACGACATGGATGTCGGGATTGACTCCGGGTTCAACACCCAGACGGTCTACGATGCTTGCGCCGGCTATTCCACGATCACCTCCAACCCGGTGACCTTCCCGTGCGGGCTGCGCTACCCGCCGGAGGGCGGGCTCCGTAAGCCCATGGTCATCGGCTGGATGCCGCTCAAGGGCCGTGAGGTTGGCGCTCGGTTCACGACCAAGTCCGGGGCGGTGCACCCGTTCGGCATCTCGACTTCCTCCTCGATGCGGACGGATGTCGTGCAGCCCCTCCTGGTCTTCGACACCGAGCACCTGCGGGAGATGCTTTCCAGGCTTAGGAAGGGAGACATTGACAGGGAGTGGGGCATCTCGGAGCCGCCGACCGAATGGCAGGTCGACGGCGCCTATCTGGCTGAGCCCGACCTTTACTGGCGGCACCTCGACTCCCATCTGCTCCGGCCTCAGGCCAACCGCGCGGGCCGGATCAAGCACGTCTGGACCAAGCGGAACCAGAAGTGGCCGGACCACTTGCACGACTGCGAAATCATGCAGCTCGCCATGGTCATGCTCTGGAACGACCTGATCCCGCAGGAATCCACAACAAGCGCTTGATCTCTGCGGGTCCACCAATATGGTCCGCGCCGTGTTCACGTACACCGTGGCCATCAAGCGGGCCTATCTCCGCAGCGTCTACAGCGCCCTCGGGGGCGCCACGCTGCTGGCCGCCCTGACGGCCAAGGTGATCGCCGCGGCCTCGGTAATCGAGTCCGGGCAGGTGGTACGGTCGACGTCTTCCTCCGATGTGTCGGTGGAGTTTGCCGAGCCCGGCAAGGGCGCCCCGACACCGTCCGAAATGGTCGAGATGTGGGAGTCGCTGATCGGCGACTACGATCTGGCCGTTGAACTGCTCAACCAGGACGGCATTTCCAGCCCGACCGATGCTCAGATCTTCGCCAAGCTGATGGCGGAGGTGCTGGTCGCCGTCACCTCGTATGGCGGCGACTTCTCCAACTTCCGCCGGGAGGGAACCATCCGCACCGGAATGACCTGATGGGCCTGATCACCAACATCCTGTCGAAGTTCCGCTCGGCGCCCGTCGACCGATACGAGGGAGCGACCAACAGCATTCGCCGGTCGTTCCTCGACACATCCTACACCTCGGTGAGGTTTGACGTCACCTCGTCGACCCGGCAGCAGATCGTCCGCAAGTCCCGATTCTTCGAGCAGAACAACGCGGTGATGAACCGCCTCGGCGACCTTTTCGAGAACTACACGGTCGGCAGCAACTTCTCGGTGCAGCCGGCCAGCTCGGATCCGGACTGGAACCTGCGGGCCAAGCGTTGGTGGGATCTCTGGTGCCGCTTCCCTGACATCGGCTCCCGGCAGTCGTTCGGCACCTTGATGTCGCTGGCGGCCCGTGGCTGGTTCTACGATGGCGAATCGTTCATCCTGCTGACCCGTGGCGAGTCCGGGCGCCCTCGGCTGCAGCTCATCGAGCCTCAGCAGGTGGCCACCCCTACCGGCCAGGAGAGCCAAGCCGACATTTTCGACGGCGTCCGATTCGACCCCAAGACCGGCCGGGCGCTGGCCTATTTCATCGGCCAGGAGCAGCAGCAAGGGCAACTGACCGACATCCGGTCCATCTCCTCGGACTCGATCATCCACATCTTCGAGGCCCAGCGTGCGGGCCAGCTCCGCGGCCTGCCTTTCGTTGCCTGCGTCATCAACGACCTGCACGACCTGGACGACCTGCAGCGGCTCGAGATGGAGTCCTGCAAGCTGGCCAGCTCGGTGGCCCAGATCATCAAGACGAGTTCGGGCGAGGTGCAGGCCACGAGCCTCCGATCCGGCGTGGCTGGGAGCCAAGGCACGGCGCAGACCTATTACGAGAACATCTTTGGATCGACGGTCAAGGTGCTGAAGTCCGGCGACGAGTTCGAGCAGTTCCAGGCGGACCGCCCCAACGTCAATATGCGGGAATACTGGCGCAGCTTGACCGAGAAGGTGTGCGCCGGCGTTGGCATCCCTTACGTCCTGGTCTTCCCGGAGGGCATGCAGGGCACGGTCTACCGTGGCGCCCTGGACATGTCATCGGTCTGGTTCCGCAGCCGCCACCAGGTGATGGCATCGGCCGCGCGGCGAATCTGGGAATACGTGATGGAATACGCCATCCGCGTCGACCCGACCCTGCAGGACTCGCCGGACGACTGGTACGAGGTGGCGATCCAGGCGCCCCGGGCGCCCAACGTCGACGTCGGGCGCAACTCCGCGGCCCAGCTCGCCGAGCTGGAGGCCGGCGTGACCACCTACGACGAGATCTATGGGGCCCGCGGCATCGACTGGCGCTCGGCCCTCGAGGCGAAGGCCCAGCAGGCCAAGCACATCCGGGACCTGGCCAGCAAATATGGCATCGACGTCTCCGAGATCTCGGTGGCGCAGAAGCTGCCAATCGCCCCGGAGCCGGCGCTTCCGGTGGTCGAGGACACGCCCTCGGGCGAGTCGCTGCCGGAGCCGATCCCTGCAGAACCGCCCGGGCAAGTTATTGCCAAGGCGCCGGCAAGGCGCAAACTGAAGGCGAAGAAGAAACATGACTAAGGTCACCAACTGGCTTTCCTACAGCCCGCGGGCATCGGTCCACGAGCCTGCCATGCTCCAGATCTTCGACCAGATCGGCGAGGACTGGTTCGGTGGCAGCGGCGTGTCGGCAAAGGCATTTGCCGATGCCCTGCAATCGGTCGGCCCTGGCCCGCTGGTGGTCGAAATCAACAGCCCGGGCGGCAACGTCTGGGACGGTCTGGCCATTTACAATATGCTCCGGGGCCGGCAGGCGCCGGTGACCACCCGGGTGGTCGGCATCGCCGCATCCATCGCCTCGATCATCGCCTTGGCGGGCGACGACGTGGAGATCGCCGAGGCTGCCTTGTTCATGATTCACGATCCGTCCGGCATGGTGGCCGGGACGAGTGGCGACATGCGGAAGATGGCCGACGCCCTCGATCAGCATGCCGAGGTGCTGGCCGGCATCTACGCCAAGAAGACGGGTCGGACGACCGACTCCATCCGCGCGGCCATGAAGGCCGAGACATGGTTTACCGCCGGCGAGGCAATCACCTTCGGCCTGGCCGACCGCTCGACCGAGCAGCTTGCCATGGCGGCCTGCTGGCATCCGCGGGCCGTGACCAAGACCGCCCCTCCGGCGGTCCGGGCGGCTCTGGACAAGGGCATCAAGCAGGTCGAGCAGGGTCTCGGTGGCGAAGGCCTCGAGCCTGTGACCATCCGCGAGGCCTACAGTCTCAAGGCCGGCGAGGCGCCCACAGAGGCGAAGATCCGTAAGGCAAATGCCTGGTGGGGGCGCAACGAGCGCTTCCTCGAGGCCGAGCCCGATAGCCCGGCCGACGTGGCCGCCAACCTATGGGGCGGCGCCGCGGGACGTGACTGGTTCCGGGCCCTTTACGCTCAGCTCGATCAGGAAGAGCTCGAGGAGGCCGAGGAGGAATCCATCGACGACACACTTTCGACCGGCGGCACTCCCGCCGCCGGCGATGGCGCGACAACCGCGCCGACATCACAGACACCACAAACTGACATGAGTGATAATAACACCGTGGTGGCGGCCGCTCCTACCGCGCCGTCCGCCGCCCTCGACATCGAGGCCATCGTTGCCAAGGCTGTTGCCGCGGCGATCTCGGCCAAGGCCCCCACCGCCGCCCCGGCTCCGGAGCCCGTCGCCCCGGTCCGCATCGAGAACCTCGGCAACCCGCTGCTTGAGGCCCACAAGAAGATGCAGGCCGGTGCCAAGCGCCGTGAGTTCCTGATCCAGAACCACAGCGAGCTGCTGCGCCAGGCTTCGATCCATGCCCCGCAGAATGCTAACACCTTCACCAGCACGCTGGTGGTCGATTATCTGGCCGACGCGGTCATCACCGTGGCCGCCACCCGCCTGGCCCTCGTGAGCGCCTTCTCCCGCAACGTCGGCCTGGACAACCTTCGCCCGAAGGCCACGGTCCGCGTGAAGCGCTTCACGACCGGCACGGCCGCCCAGGTCAACCCGACCAACTGGGAGACCAACAACGACTCGACGCTGGCCGCCACGACCGTGTCGGTCGACCAGATCTCGAAGAACTTCACGGTGACTCAGGAGGAGCTCAACCAGGGCTTTGCTCTGGCCGATCTCGCCCAGGGCTCCGCCGACCTGTTCGCCTATGGCATCAGCGACAAGCTGACTGCCCTGATGACCGCGGCCAACTACGGCACGGCGATCACCATCGGCACGGCCGCCAACTTCGACACCAGCGACCTGCCCCCGATCCTCGCGGCGGCGAAGAACTATCGGCAGAAGAACCTGATCCTGGACGGTGGCCACATCGCCCGGCTGCAGTTCTCCTCGGCCGCCAACACGTTCCCCGATGGACGCCTGGATGCGCTGAACAACGGCCGATTCGGCTTCGACATCATCGCCGAGAACAACCGCTGGACCTCGGCCGAGACCAACGCGGCCGGCTTCGTCTGCGGCCCTGATGCCATCGCCATCGCCTCCGGCCTCCCGGTCGGCATGGTTGCTGGCGAGTTCATCGAGCAGCGCACGGTCACCACCAATAACGGCCTGAGCTGCCTGCTGTCGGTCTGGTACAGTCGCGCGACCCGCAGCCACATGGCGTCCTACGACATCATGTTCGGCGCCGGCGTGGGCGATTCCACCCAGGCCGAAGTTCTCATCACCGCCTAATCGGCCGCGCCATGAGAATCGCCACAACCATCTCGGTGGACCGCAACGGCAAGACCAAGATTGTCGCCGGTCCCGAAGTCGACGCGGGTCTCCAACGCGCAGACTTCAACACCGCGAACGTTCCCGAAGGAGGCAAGCTCATCCTGTGGATACAGGGAGCCCTGGCGCCGAAGATTCGCAAAGGATAGAAAACAAACCTGGGGGCCTCGGCAATCCGGCCGGGGCCCCCTTTACTGAAAGATCAAAATGGCCGTCCAAGCAGACATCGCAACCGAGTACAGCATGGGCCGACAGGGGTTCCAGCTTGTCACCGATACCGCCGCAAAGACCGGCAACTGGTCGTCGCTCGTGCCGATTGAGCCGACGGTGTTCTCGTCCATCACCGGCACCAACATCAGCGGGACGTGGTTGTCGAAGACCATCCCGACTGGACAGGTGCTTCCCGGTGACATCACCGGATTCCAGATCAACTCGGGCGCCGTGATCGCTTTTCTCGCTCGCACTCCGTGATCTCTCTCGGACTAGCAATCGACCGGACACGGCCGCTCAACGGCGTGATGCCGGAGCCGCCCATCGAGCGCAGGGACATCCTGTGCGAGAACGGCGACTATTTGGTCCAAGAAGAGAACATCGGCGGCAACCGGCTGGTCTATTCCTTCGGGACGTTCGATTCGCTACTGACCGAAGGTGCTGATTTTCTAACGCAAGAAGACTCGGGCAAACTCATCCTCACCGTTTACTGATATGGCAGACCTCAAAATCTCAGAACTGACAAACCTCACGGCGGCCGATCCGGCAAACGACATGATCCCGATTGTGGACGTGTCAGCAACGCCACCGGCATCCGGCACGACCAAGCGCATTTCGATCAACAACATCCTCGCTTGTTCGCCATCCGCCACGCTCGCCTCCGCCACCATCACCGGAGATCTGACGGTGCGGACGAATAAGCTGTCGGTGACGAGTACAAATGTGGGCATTGGAACGGCAAGTCCGACGCTTGCCGCTGGTGTTGGTCTTGAGATTGAGAATGCTGGAATCACCACGCTTCGATTGCAGAACACATCGGGTGCGAACGCATTTGAGCTTCAAGTTGATTCCGATGCTAACGGAGTGCTGTACCGTGGATACAACAACTCCCCTCATGTATTCTATGTAAACAACTCCACCGCCATGACCCTCAACTCCACCGGCTTGGGCGTGGGGACGAGTCCTTCGTACAAGTTGGATATCAATGGTATAATCAATACCAGTTCAGATATCTACGCTCTTGGTGGCCGTTTCGCTCTGTACCGTTCCGCCGGATCGAGCTACATCGACTGGTCATCTGGTCAGTCTCTGATTTTCCGCACTGTTACATCCGCTGGTGGTGCTGGAGCTTCTACGATTGCCACCATCGACACCTCCGGCAACGTCGGCGTGGGGGTTACGCCGAGTGCGTGGGATCCCGGTTTTCAAGCTATTGAAAACTCTGGCGGATCGTTCTGGTCTGGATCAAATGGTGCTGTTCGTCTTTCGCAAAATGCTTATTATGCCACCAGTTTGAAGTACAAGAACGCATTGGCGGCGAGCCAATACGTCCAAACATCTGGTCAGCATCAATGGTTTTACGATAACGGAACCCGTGTTGTTGGTACTGCGTGCAATTTCGTCCAAGCGATGACGCTGGATACGAGTGGGAATTTGCTCGTCGGTCTGACCGCTGCCGGAACCACCGCTGCCAAGACCATCCAGATTGCCAACGGCACCGCTCCGACCGCGAACGTCACCGGAGGTCAACTCTACGTCGAAGCCGGTGCGCTGAAGTACCGTGGAAGTTCCGGCACCGTCACCACCATCGCCAACGCCTAATACCATGCCCACCCTCTCTTGGATCATCGAACGCCTGCTGGTCAAGCCGACCGAAGGCACTCTCACCGATGTCGTCATCACCGCCGACTGGCGTTGCAACGGCACCGAAACCACCGGCACCGGAGACGACGCGAAGACCTACAGCGGCACCTGCTACGGGTCCTGCTCGTTCGCCCCGCCGACCGAAGGTTTCACTCCGTATCCTGATCTGACCGAGCAGCAGGTCTTGAACTGGTGCTGGGAAAACGGCGTGGACAAGACCGCCATCGAAGCCAACGTCTCGCTCCAGATTGCCAACCAGATCAACCCGCCGGTTGTGGTGCTGCCGCTGCCGTGGGCTCCTCCCGCTCCGGTTGTGGTTGCCGAGCCTGCCGTTGTTGCCGATGCTCCCGCCGCATGATCAAGATCGAACTCACGCAGCAACAGGCCCAGCAGCTTGCCCAGCTCGTCGAAATCGCAATGAAGGCCACCAACGTCCACAACATGAAGGTCGGCCTTCCTCTCTACGACATCATTGAAGCGGCCATCATCAACTCGCAGCAGACCCCGAAACCCGAATGAAAAACTGGAAGACCACAGCCGGCGGCGTTGCCGTCCTGCTCGCTGCTCTGTCTGTCGGCATCAAGCAAATCATCGCTGGTGACATTGCCAACGCCATCGCCGCAATCACGGCTGGTGCCGGTGCGATGTTCACGGCGTTGAAGGCTCAGGACGCATCGAAGGAGGAGTCAAAGTGAAGGACACGCTGCGAGAACTCGGAATAAACATCGGGCTTCTTGTGGCTGGCTTCGCTGGAAGCCTCCTGACCGTCAAACGCGACGGCCATAAGGACTGGTTCACCACCATCACCTCGCTCCTCGCTGGTACTCTGTCGGCAAATTACCTCACGCCAATCGTTGTTGATTTCTTCGGAATGAAGAACTCAAACACCCAATACGCTGCGGCATTCATCATGGGCTTCTTGGGGTTGCATGGCGTCGAATACGTCATTGATCGCTTCCGCAAAAAGTGAATCCACAGACCATCATCAACATGATCGCTAGCGGTGTTTTAGCCACTGGCGTTTCATGTTTTATGATCCTGCTGTATCGGACGGAAGGCGTAACTCAGCGATGGCCGATTGTCGGAAATGTCTTCCTTCGGCTGTCGTTGACCGCGACCGCTGCCGGTGCGCTGTTCAACTGCCTGACGGCATCCACGCCGCCACCGTCCGAAATCCTGCTCAACTGCGGTCTTGCCGGCATTTTCGTTTGGGCTGTGATTTTCCACTCAAAGCTCATCAAGAAGGATCTGCATGGACCCACTAACAAGCATCACTCAGGGATTGATGCGAGCCGCTCTGGACAAGCTGCTGGAGCAGAAGGACATCACGAGTGAAGACGGCGCCAAGGACCAAGCTCTTACCGCTCGTCTTGCCGCTCGCGTTGACGCTGCAGGGCTGCGGCCCGACCCGCGTGGTCCTGGTGCCACCGGGGGCTCCGGTGCGCCTGGCCGAGCCGGTGAAGGCTAAGGTCTGGGCTCGGGACGCCAACGGCACTATCGTCCAGAGCAGGAACCGCGTGATCATCCCGGAAGGCTGGTACGCCCTCCCGAAGGAATAACCTCATGGCCCAGCAAATCATCAACATCGGCACCATCGCCAACGACAACACCGGCGACACGCTTCGGGGCGCCGGGCAGAAGATCAACGACAACTTCGACGAGGTCTACGCCGCCCTGCCGCTGACCGCCCCATCGACCTGGGTGCCGGTGCTGACCGACTCCGGCGGCGGCCGGACCTTCACCTACACGGTCAACACCGCGCGGCACACCTCCATCGGCTTCGTGACCACCTTCACGGCCGACCTGACCATCGACTCGGTCAGCGGTGCCGCCACCGGCGATCTCCGGATCACCCTGCCGGACGCCGTGTCCTACGATGCCGCCCTGGCCATCTGGATCGACAACGCCACCACCCAGGCAAAGACCTCGGTGATCGGCAAAGCAGTCGGCGGCACCTCCTACGCTGCGCTCTATCATTACGAGACCGGCGACGTCACCAGCCTGGCCGGCCAACTCCAGGCCACGACCCGCCTCCTGATCTCGGGCACCTATTTCACCCCGTGACCATCATCGGATCCAGTCTCCAGCAGGGCATGACTGTGCTCCAGCAAATGCTGGGGGCGCCCATGTTCATCTGGGAAGGATCCTCCATCCGGTGCATCCCGGCTGCCGTCACCGACGGCAACACCCCGGTGCCCGGCGGGTTCCAGGACAACGTCACCTCCCGGATCTTGGTCAAGTTCAGCGACTGGAAGACCTTCGACTCGACGCTTGTGTCGATGGATACGACCCTTTACACCCTCGATCAGGGCACCGAGTTCTCCCGGCTGCTGAAGGAGGACGGGTTCTACCTGCTGCAGGAGAACACCGACCGCCTCGCCCTGACCTTTTGCAAGCCTCGCCCGGTGGTTGGGCGGACGCTTGTCTACCAGGGCCGGACGCTCCGGATCCTGTCCTGCCGGGTGGACGCCTCCGGCGCCTACTACAGCCTCGAACTAGGAGCCAAGACACGGTGAGGCCTGCCGTCTACATGGAGGTCGACACAAGCCGCTTCGATGCGGCCTTGAAGCAGTACCTGCTGACGACCCGGCGCGACCTCCACAAGGCCATCAACGCCCGTTTCTTCTACCTCATGGTCCGCTTGTTCGTCCTGGTGCCGCCGAGGAGCCCTGGGCAGGAGCGCCGTCGGATCTCGGACTACCTCGGCAAACCGCTGGGAGACATCAACCGCAAGTCGAAGAAGACCGGCAAGCGCATCGGCCGCTCCCGGCTGCTGCGCCGGGTGCACCTGATCGTCCAGGCCAAAGAGGCGCAGGCGGGACGACGTGGCCTTTATGGCCAAGAGATGAAGGCAATGGCTTCTTCCTTCATGCGGAAGTCCATTGCCTCGGTCGGCTACCTCCGGTCCGCTGTGGTAAAGGCCATCCGCGTCTACAACCGTGGATTCACCCAGTTTGATAGGCCTAAGTGGAAGCCCTTAGTAAAGCCTGCCGGCTATAAGGCGCCGAAGAAGACGAACGCAGCTCTCGTCGCCTTGGCCAACCAATACGGCCTACCGGAGGAGAACGTGGCCGTGCACAAGGGCACCCGTGCCCGCGGTTTCCAGGCTGTTCCAGGTTACAACCCGACCGCAACCATCGTCATGACGGCCGGCATCGCCGACAACCAATACAACCGGGTCGCCAGCATCTACAACCCGGCCATGCAGCGGGCGCTCGACGACGAGACAACCGAGCTGACCAACCACATGACCGAGGCCCTGCTTGCCAACGGCAAGGTCCTGGAGGACAACGGCTTCGACATCAAATGAACGCCGTCGCCCTCAGAGCCGAGAAGGCCGTCGCCGACTATCTGGCGGCCGCCGACTGGTCGGCGTCCAGCATCGGGGCGCCAACCTGCCTGACGTCCTACAGCCGCGGGCTTTACGATGACCCGGATCTGCAGGACACGATGCCAAACTTCCCGCGCATCATCGTCTCGACCAACTCCGCGCGGCCGGTGCAGCGCACCGATCTGACATGCGAGGTGGAGGTCGATGTCGAGCTGCAGCTCTCGGCCGACGACACCGACGAGTCGGCCGCCCTGTCCATCGTCCGCATCCTGGACGACCGGATCCTTCCGCTGTTCGACGACACCGGAGCCTCGGCATTGGATGCCGCGGCCAACAACGTCGACGGCCCATTCACCGCACAATTCGCCGCTCCGCTTGATTTTGGGGCTTCCTCGATTTCCAATCGGGCAAGGACATTCACCCGGACCTTCTCCCTTTACTGCAGCGCAACCATCTAACCCAACACCACCATGGCTAACTCACAAGGCCGCGTTTATCGTTTCGGTTCACCGGCCACCCTCGCCCTCTACAACAGCGCCGGCAACCTGGTCGTGACGCTATACACGTCGCCCGATATGGAGTCTTACGACCTGACCCACGAGGCTGACACCGAGGAGGTCCGCAACAGCTCCGGCGAGGTCGTCGGGCACATCACCTACAACAACCGCCTGACCCTTACGGTAAACTTCATCCCGGCCGGCGCCAATGCTGCCGATGCGCTGAAGGCCATGGCCAGCCCGGACGCCAACGGCACCTGCGTCATCACCGGGGCGCCCGCGGTCCAATGCGGGCCATACGAAGACGCCATCAACGCCCCGGGCAGCCCGGGCACGGGCCCTGGCGGCCGTTGGATCTATGCTGGCGGCGCTTCGCTGAAGTTCACCCAGACCGGCAAGGTCACCGGCACCATTACGCTCAAGCGCTACGCCGGCATGGGCACAACGGTCACCGGCGGCGCAACCACGCTGTGACCGGCCTGGCCGACATCCTAAACGCAGCATCTCCTGCGACTCCAACCGTGCTTGGTCTCCGCATGGAACCTTTCACGGTCGGCCACGCCATACTACTCCACAGGCTCGATTCTCCATTCGTAATCGGTGGAGAAATCACATCAAGCTCATTGGTGGAGGCCGTTCTGGTCTGCAGCCAATCCGCTGTCGAGTCGGTCAAGACCATGGCCTCACCATTCCGGTGGCTGCCGCTGCGGCTGATGCGCTCCCGAGTTCAGCGGTCGAATCTTGTCCAGGAATGTGAGGCCATGAAGTCTTGGATTGAATCTCAAACCGATTGCCCGGAGGTTTTACAAAAGCCCGGATGTCGCGCAAAACGGCCGACAATGCCGTGGCCAGAACGCATTCTCGTTGGATTGGTGGACATCGGTTTCAGCGAATCGACCGTCATTCAAATGCGAGTCGCCGATGCAGAGCGACTCTATTTGACGCGGGCAGAGATGAATGGAGATGTTGAACTGTGGTCCGATAGGGACGAGGAGCTATGGCGCTACGCTCAGGAACATTCAGCCAATCGAAATTGACGCATGGCAATTTTTTCTCTCATCGCAAAGCTCGGCCTCGATGGAACCGCCTACGAATCCGGACTGAAGCGGGCCAGTAGTCTGACGGACAAGTTCCGAGGCAGCATTGGCGCACAGCTTGGTGCAGCGCTGTCGGTAGCTGCGGTCGCAAGTTTCGTGTCCAAGGTGATTGAAACCACCGATGCCATCGGCGATCTTTCGGAGCAGCTCAACATCAGCACCGATGACGTCCAGCGCCTGCAGGTCTTGGCCAGTCAAACAGGGGTATCTTTTGAGACGATGGCAAAGTCCATCACAAAGGTCTCTCAGGAACGCCTAAAGGCCATCGAGGAAGGTGGAAAGGCCAGAGAGTATTTCGCAGCCTTGGGGATTTCGGTCAGCGAGCTAAACGACAAGAGCATCTCCAACATCGAGCTGATCACAAGAATGGGCCAAGCCCATCAGGATGCCGGCAAAAGCGCGCAGACTCAGGCCGCCATCATGGAGCTATTGGGCGAAAAGGCATTCAAGGCTGCTGGTGCAATTTCCAAGATCAACGAGCTCGGTCCGATCAACCTCATAACAAAAGAGCAAATCGACGGCATTGGTCGAATGGCTGACCGCATCGACGAGATCAAGCGGCAGATGATTGTGCAAGCCGCGCCATCGGTCAATTTCTTCGCTGACGCTATTGAAAGGGCGATCAAAGACGCGGAAGGCCTCGAAGATGGAATGAAAGGAATCGGCCAGATGCTGACCGGCAAGGGGTCCATCGTGAAAGCTGCCTTCCAGGAGGCATTCGCTTCCCCGGAGGAAGCATCAAAACGTTTCGAACCTTTGCCGGTAATGCGTGGCGCTATTTCACGGATCGACATGAGAAAGAAGGAGACGGTTCTCGGAGGAAAGGATGTTCCAATTTGGGCGCAGTCGCTGTTGAATCAGACCAGGTCTCAGACATCGGAAATCAGGGGAATCAGAACCAACACCGGGCGAACGGCGAAGGCCGTCGAGGAATAACATGGCCACGATTCAAGGCAGTCCAAACCCGACGGCGCTCGAATACATCGAGGTCAGCAGAAGCTACGAAAACAGCGGCAACGGCCGGGTGGTCACGCTGGTTTTCCGGGGATCCAAGGATGCGCTCAGGATCGCCTCCACGCAATGGGTGGCGCTAGGCGCCCGCTATCAGATCCGGGAGGACGGGCCCTATTCGGAGGCCACCGTCACCATCGGCGGGGACACATTCGATCCTGGGACTCCGATTTCCGAGCAGTCAGCCCCGCTTCCCGGCGAGGCCGCCGACATCCGCTACGAGTTCCGGACCGACTACCTCGACCAATCTTTGTTTGCTTTGCCGGCTGTGGCCAAGGAGGCGGATTCAACGGGCAACCCGATGGCCTATCGGTTTATCATCGAGACGGCGGCAAAAAATGGCGAGGCATTGCCAACGCCTCCAGAAAGTTTTGTCGGGAATCTTCCTATCGCGCAAAAGGTCTGGCGCTCTTTGTATCGTGGCGAAGACTCGGTCGCTGTGGCCCGGGTGAGCCTGACGCGGGTGGCCACCTTTTCCGGCAACCTCGGCCTTCCTCAGGTTCCGCAAGGCATCCCGCCAGTCTATCGTCCGGTCTCGTTTGCCGTCGAATGGCGGCTGCCGCTGTCCGTCCAACAAATGCTACCGCGAGTTCCGACCGATCCAGCCACCGGCCAGGTGCAGGCGCCCAGCGGCACCGAGTGGGGCTGGAAGCAGACCAACTATTCCTCAAGCCTCGTCCAGAAGACCAACCAGGTCGAGCAGGTGATCTCCTGGACGTTTGCTCCCTACGCCACCGACATCTATCCCTTCTTATAACCCTAACCCACACCATCCCCATCTATGGCAGACGAGATCCAAATGACGGCCCGGCTCTACGCGAGCAAGAACGGCGCTTACCTTCCGAGCGTCACCTACACCAAAACCGCCACCATGGTCGGCACCGACATGGGCTCACAGACTCAGGTGATCGGCCTGACCGTTGAGTCGCTCGATGTGCCGGTCGACGTCACCAGCCCGTACAAGCTGCTGATCAGCAACTTGGACAACACCAATTACGTCGAGCTGGGTTTTGTTTCCGGCACCTACACCATGCGAATCCCGGCCGGTGAGACCCTTTTGATCCCTTACGTCAGCGCCACCCTCTATCTGCTGGCAAACACGTCTGCCGTGACGATCCAGGCCACCTTCTGCGAAATCTAAACGACCACCAACATGGCAAACGAAGTCGAAATGTCGGC